AAGATTCGGCTGGCGGTTTGATAATGTTAAATAAATAAAATGCTTGCTTTATTCATAAATATTGTTAGGTGTTTTGCTCTAGTAGATTTTTAGAATATTCGGCTGGCAATTTCATAAAAAATAAAAAAGATCTTGCATTTAAAAATATCTTTTTGTAAGGCTTAAAGCATTACTTTAACTTACTTAAAGTATTACTTTAATTGTTACAATTTAATTAAAAAAACCCTTGACTTTGTCAAAAAGGCTCATATTTGCCGTATTTCGCACTCTTTTTAGGCACTCGATACATAGCATTAAAAAGTTGAGATATGCCCGCAATCGCATTTTCACGAGGAGAAAAAAAAGCTAATTTTAACCGTCCTAGCCTATTTTTTGCTTAATTAGGTATGTTTTTGTCTTTTATTGCCATATATGAAAAAAAAGTATTGTTTAGGGGTTAAAAAAGAATTAGATTTAAGGGACGCCCAAATTAAAGGGCAAAATTAAAAAAGGAGATTTAAAAGTGAATAAAAAAGACACTACTCAAAGAAACGGTTTAGG